ACCGGGGGTGTGGAAGGAGTTGTCTTACGCTTAGATGTTTTCTTTGGAATCTTGTAACAACAATCAAAACCCTGTGGGTTTTTACGTGCAGCAAACCCCTTCTTGCAGGGAGGAACACGTAATTTGGGGCATGTCGACTTCTTACCTTTTACTGCACGTTTAACAGGTCTATATAAAAGACCTGTTGAGAGGAACTCACCACCCTTGTTGAACTTTTTCATGAGTTGTGTACCCTTTTCGTATGCCTCAATGAGATCATCTGGGTTGGAAATACCGAGAATTTGGACTATACCATTTTCAGTGAGGTTATAGTTAAACCCTTTGTAGTCTATGTAGACTATGGGAGAAAGCTCTGGTTCATAACTAGAAGTTGGTTCGATTCCATATTTAGCGACAGCTAAGGGAGATACTACACGTTTCATGCTACGAACCTTTGCGTTTACTTTGAATTGACCACTAATATTATTGTAAAACGCGGGATTATAGAGGAAAGACTGACCATCGGTATAATTATCTACGATGTACTTTTTAATGGCATCAGGTTGTTTGGTTATATTCTTAATACCAAAAAACCCACCCGAATACCTAATTTTACCATTTCTGTAGACAGTGAAACTAATACCCTTTTCCTCTGTGGAATTGAACATACGGGCCTTGAAATCAACCGCCGAGAATTGAATTCTATCTATATTACCCTGTGATCCTTGTGCACTCTTTCTAAAACCAGTTTGAAATCTTCCATAAAGACCACGTATTTCAGTTACTTGAATATTTATATCCCCAACAAGAGTCCCTGCTGGACGCACGGGTTTTCTCAAGATCTTTTTGAGATCCAATCGGGCTTCCTTGTCAAAATTTTTATTAACGGTTACATTGAACATACCCGGTTTTAACGCATCTATAACAAAGTCTTCTTCGTTTAAGAACTGTGCAAAATTACCATACTCTGAAGTATTCTTTTCCTTCAAGTACTTGTTGAGTTTATTAGAGTCAACCTCCATAACACTTTCAAGTTCACGGGCAAAGTTATTATTGTTACTGTTACTGTTACTGTTACTGTCGGTTCTAATTTCAACGTTTGAATTTTTTACGAATCGTCGCATACCCTGGACGTCCATGTTACTATACAAGTGGATTTTTTTTAGTAACCGTTTCTGAGTATATCTTCATTGTCATCGACCACATCGACACCGTAGAACACCGGTTGTTTTCTGTAGGAGCGACCCTTATAGGTCACGGCCTCTTCGCGTACATCTACCCCATAAGAACTGAAAGGACCCGCGTATGTATCCGGATTGAATCTTGGCTTTCCAAGATTGAGTGTCTGTGTGCAGTGAATAGTGTACGCTGGAGTAAACACCTGCTGTGGCACGAAAAGATTTGTTCCCCGATCTACTGCACTGCTCTCGAGGAAGTTTGTCAGTGAGCTTGTAACCATGGCGACCTGTTTTTGGATCTTCTTGAAATAAGCTGGTACAACTGCCCATGCATCCTTATCTGCATACTTCTGCCCGTATTCAATGTATGCACGAATACACTTCATGAGAATCGCTGGGATTTCAACCGCCAATTTATTATTGAGGTGAGGGTCAGCATCTTTATCCTTTACCTGTTTAGGGAAGTCAAACACCAATAAACGTCGAAGAATAGAACCGGACGCATCTTTGTAGTCAGGGAGTTCGTTCCCAGCCATACAACCCGGTGTAGTCCACTTGATAGACTTAGCCTTCTCATGCTTTACTGCGACACTCACATCTTCTCCACTGATAATCGACTGGAGCTCTGCCTGATTAAGGCTCATGTTAGACTTACACTCTGGAGCAATAAACATAAATCCATCATAAATCGCCGAAAGACCGAATTGTTTCTCAGAGTTGGAGCTTAGTGTTTTAACATCTTCGGCTTCATAAAATTTCTGGAAAACATTTGTTAAAAGAGTACTCTTCCCCGTTCTCGCAACACCCTTACAATACATAGCAATCTGCCAACCATCAAGATCACCAACATCGTAACAGAGGCGACCACTCATAACATACATCCACCTAGCTACGTTTTTATCAAAACCCTGATAGTCGAGGATACTTTGAAAATAGGGTGTAGGGATGTCCCACCAGTCCTCTAGGTGTTCATATGCCTCAAACACTTGATCGAAATACTTACAGCTTACAATAGTTGGATCGAGACATTGATATTCTTTACTATCGTAACTATAAAATTTAGACCTGTACTTACCAGTTGTAGGTATATACTCCTTACCTATTAAGAGACCATTTTTAAAGCTCCATACATGCCTGTTCTTTACTATCTCGGGAAACTGGATATCATAGCACTTTGACACATGACGAATGACGTCACTTATAGTTGAACCTCTGGAAGTAAGGTTCTCCCAGTTTGTACGATTTGTCTCCTTTTGAGAAAACATGTAGAGTTCAGCTTCAATAGTTCTCACTGGTTTCCATGCACGTGTAGTGTAACCTTCAGATGTAACAATTTGTGTACAGCAGTATCCCTTGTAACGTCTAATATTATTGATGTACGTATGATTCAGGAAAGATGTGAGTGATTGCTGGTACGGTGAAAGTGTGTCAATCTGTGATGTATTACAACGGAAAAGTGATGGATCAGATTCAGGTGCGATCAAGATCTTAGTGGGTTTGTTGATTCTATCGTAAATACGTGTGTCTCGATGAACGATTTGGAAAGCATCATCGATTTGTTCAATCACTCTATTAATACGCGAGGCAACATTCAACCCATCATCGTCGGGTTCGTACTTATCGATCTCCAATGCAACTGCACGATGATAAATTTGCCCCATCTGTGTAATAAATCTCATGTGTGTTGTCGACACTTTCTCCAGGTCAACTGAAAACGGTTTACCAGTTTTCAAATTAATTTCATCTGTCCTGAAAAACTTGCGATATCCAAGTTCAAAAGATACTCGTGTATTGTTCTTAGTCTGTAGCCCCCAGTTCTTCTCTTCGTCTTCAATGACATTTAATAATTGTTCACTATCCAATGTTTGGATCTGATTTTTTATAATTTCCATATTCGACTGATGTTGGTCGGCATCTTCGGATATGAAGTGTGTTTCCATCCCTTAATTTACTAATAAAAGGCAGTTATTTTTAAGCCGATAGTTTTCCAAGGATCTTTATAAGTATTTTATTTTGTGTTTGAACTTGCTGTACAAGTGCTACCAGGGCACTACACACAGTATCACCATCTGGGGTTGTGAGAATATCAAAAAGATCGATACCCGGTTCATCATCCTCCATGAAAATTTCATCGTCTTCTTCCTCTGGGAGGATCTCACCTTCCTCAATTTCAGGTTCTTGGTCACTCGACATTTGAGGTATACCGAGAAAAGACCAATGTCTATTTTTCGCATGTGCGGTATCAGGCCAAATTAAAATGTTGCTATATATTACAAACAACTCTCAAAATGGCTGGCGGACTTATGCAACTCGTAGCGTACGGCGCGCAAGACGTGTACCTGACTGGTAACCCCAAGGTTACTTTTTTCCAGGCTGTCTACAAGCGTCACACTAACTTCGCGATGGAGAACATCGAACAAACTACCAACGGTAACCCTTCCAACAACGGCCGCATCTCCGTGACTGTTGCCCGTAACGGTGACCTCATCGGCGACATGTATGTCGAGCTTTCTTCCAAGACTACTCTTACCACCGGTTCCGGTGCGGTGAATGACTGCAACTGGGTCGCTGAGCGTGCGATCAAAACTGCCGAATTATCGATCGGAGGACAGCGAATTGACAAGCACTACCAGCGTTGGTGGCGCATGTACTCCGAGCTTTACCTCGACGAGTCCAAGAAGGCTAACTGGGGTAAGCTCACATCCGGTAAGGGTCAGGTCTTCCTTCCTTTAATTTTCTTCTTTAACCGCAATCCCGGTCTTTACCTCCCACTAATTGCTCTGCAGTACCACGAGGTCCGTGTCGATTTCGATTTAACTGACGAGTTTGAGACCTATTTCAATACAAACAACTTCAAGGTCTGGGGTAACTACGTGTACCTCGACACCGAGGAGCGTCGTCGATTCGCGCAGAAGGGTCATGAGTACCTCATCGAGCAGGTTCAGCACACTGGTGTTGATGCCCTCACCGTCGGTCAGACCAAGCAGGTCCGCCTCTCGTACAACCACCCTATCAAGGAGCTCGTGTTCGCCGCGTCTGCCGCGTCTTCCACTCGTTCCAAGCTTTGGAACTTCACCTCCAACGTCGGTGACACTGATGTGATGATCGACTCCAACCCACACGGAAGCGACGCGGCCTCCAACTGCTTCATACCCCTCACCCACGCTGCCGGTGTTCCTCTCTACACCACTGGGCCTGCTGATGCTCCCTCCCTCCGCCTCATTGAGGAGAATGCTGGCGGTGCCTCTGAGGCGGTTGGCCCCGTTGAGAACTTCAAGCTTGTGCTTAACGGCCAGGACAGGTTCAAGGAGCAGACTGGCAAGTACTTCAACTCCGTGCAGCCCTTCAACCACCACTCTGGTTGCCCCATGCCCGGTATTTACGCGTACTCCTTCGCCCTCAAGCCCGAGGAGCACCAGCCTACCGGTACATGCAACTTCTCCCGCATCGACAACGCCCAGGTTGCCATCAAGGTTAAGGCGGGTATGGATGCCAATGCCGCGACCTCCCTCAACATGTTCGCGACTAACTACAACGTCCTCAGGATCCAATCCGGTATGGGCGGTCTCGCCTTCTCTAACTAAGCATACAAATCAAATTTGTATTTGCTATTAAAAAATAATTATTCATATTTAAAAATTGTTATTCGCAATTTTTAAAAATGAAAATAGTAGTTAAAGTTTACATGAGTAAACTATAAAATGGTGGTTCGGGAAGAGGTTATTAAACGTCTGAATTTAGGAATATCCAAGTATGGTCATGGTGTACGTGTTATGGATGATACGGTAACATGGGGAACGAAAAAGAATTCATGGCTTGAGATGGCATCAGAGGAACTTCTTGATGCTATAGTCTACGTAATTGCAGATTATTTACGAACAGTTGAACAGATGTATGATGAAGACGCCAAAGACGATAACGATCTCATCATGCATATTTTTGATAACCCTAAGACTGTCAAGAGTGAAAAGCATTGTTCATTGTTAGAAGGGTTAATTAACATGACACAAATTTGTTTATGATTTTACTGGGTTCAGATACTTGTTTGAGATGAAAGGTGTGGTAGGAAAAGTCATACCCCAAAAAGTAATCCTTAATTTGTTGGGACATGCTCGTAGCTTCACCAAGCCTGGGAATACCTGTACACACAGACACTTTTTCGAGTTCAAGTAAATAATCTTCCATGATGACGAAGCGTTTAAGGTTTTCGTCAGACATGCCACGCTCTTTCATGAGTTTATACATAGCAGCTGATGCACCATCAGACATGTGGAAATTCTTTGACCCTGGTACTTGTTCTGTTGGAGAATTAAAGAAGGCATACATGAGAATACCCCCAATGATAAGTGGTATCATTTAGTATATATCAAGATAATACTTATTACTACCAATTGGAAGAATTTATACGGGCTGCTGCATTGAGTGCGAGTGACGAGTTGATACTAATATCCAAACCGGCATCACCCCCTAATCCGTGGGTACCTCCTCCTCCCCCGGTGCTACCACCCCCGCCGCCAACTC